GCCCCCCTATGAAGGGGCCAATCTGCTACACTGTTAACCCTTAGAAAAGGCCTTTCGGCCCTTAGTCTTTCTTGTAAAAACCTCTTCCTTCTATGTAGAAGTCTTGTATATCGTAGGTGTATCCATTGTTCTTGTGGTTGTCCCAGATAAACTGTCTAAGTATCCTTAAAGCCTCGCTACGTGACCTTATCACATATCCGGGTTCATAGTCTACTCTGTTGGCATACTCGTCTACAAACCATCCCATAGGGTTAGTTCCGCCATCGCGTTGTATCCTGTATCCAACTGTCGTGTATGTTACTGGCTTTTCAAAGTCCTTTCGTGTCGTTCTCATAATTACCCTATAACGGATAGTCTATATATACTTATGGGTGGGCGCCTTCTGCTAAGGGTTAACAATAAAAAAACCAACCTTCGAGCTTCTCATAGTGACACCCGTGCAAACTCGAAGGTCACCGCCAGACTTTTTAACATAGACCCAAAGGCTGGCATACGCTCTCCGTTCGACCGGCCCAATCTGAGATAGCAAGTCTCATCATAGTGATAAGCGCACTGGCGATTAAACACAAGTGACTTCACATAACCCTATACAGTAATGGAGTAGCGAACCCCAGCACATAACTCGAAACAAGCAACAATCTCTATCAAGGGAGTTCAACCCTGTTAGTTACTAAGCATTATGTTATAGTATTGCGTCTTAAATTACCATAACGCAGGGTCTATATATACTTATGGGTGAAAGAGTATTGACCGTAAACTATATATAGACCCTCTCCTATGGTAATTTAGAACAGGTGCCAATAGACTCGGCGAGGTTCCAAGACCTAACGCCGTAATCTAAAGAACTTGGATTTAGGCCCACCGCCCCTCTGAAAGGTCCGGACGGGGGCGGGTTCTAATTTGTATCATTGTTAACCCTCAGAAAATATTAAAAAAGCGTAGCTACTCATTTTTAAGTAGTAGGCAAAAGTATATATAGACCCTCTCCCCTGACTATCCATGAGAAAAACGACAAGCATAATTAAGTTCTTAGAATCTATGACAGATGAAGAACGCGATTATCTAAGAAAGAGAGACGAGATACAATGGAACTACGGGTTCGATAGTGGGCGTTTATTCGATGAGCATAAGGCGCACAATGGTCCCTGTGGGTGTGCAGATAAGCAACACGAACTATTTGCTTCAATGGATAAAAAACTGTTAAAACTTTTGTAGGGGCGAAAGCCCTATGGTATGGGTTAACAATAATTAAAAAAAGATTTAGTGGCTGGATTTGTCTTTTTCAGTTCGCCTCCAGCCTTTCCAGATTTGTCTTTTTCAGTTCGCCTCTGGTACCAGATTTGTCTTTTTCAGTTCGCCTCTGGCATATTACCTATACAGTAGGTCTATATAAAGGTTGTGGTGAGTGGACTGGTGCTACGGATTAACAATTCTTTTTATCGTCTTGACCGAAACCCTTATATAGACCCACCCATTTAGGGCAGGTCTTTGTTTTATTTTTCTATTGTTTGAACTTCTCCTGTTTTTTCGATGTCGTCCAAAATCTTTACAAGTTTGTCGTAGATTTTCTGACGGTTTCCTTTCCATCCAAAAGTTCTTTTGACATGAGCGTAAATCGAACCGCGGGAGTTCTTCATTCCTTTCATCTCAAGTTGCAAGCCGTATTTCCACTGTAATAGTTGAAACATTGTGACGTGTTTTTCCATAAGTAGCTATACGGCAGGGGTATATAAAGGTTGTGGTGGAATGGGTTGTGGCCGATAGTTAACCCATGACAAAAAAAATATTGAGCAGTTTTACACATGCTCAGGTGTCCGACTTTTTAATCTTAAAGTCCTTCTGCTTCTATTGCACACAGGGTGCAAAAATCATACTCGTCAAGTGATGGGGATATTTCTCCGCATTGAACGCATACGTGTTTCCTTCTCCATTCTCTTTCTTCTATTGCTGACTTTCCTTGAAAGATTTCATCAATGCTCATACCGCACTTGTGAAGGACGTCTGTAGGTATGCAGTAGTATGACCCTATTCCATCCTTTCCAGAGTGTCCTAAGTAGCCCTTGCGGTTCTCTTTTACATCTAACCATTCTCTGATTGGCTCTATGCTCTTTTTGTTCATATTATTTTAATCTCCTTCTTGCAGTCTTCACATGTTAGTCGGGTTGTTCCGAATTCCACGTCTAAGAGTATTGCCTCACAATATGGGCAGTCTACATAACCATGTTCGTAATGAACTATTCGCGTCGTTTTCATATTACCCTACCAACAAGTGGTCTATATAAAGATTATGTTAAAACTTTTACGACCCCCTAAAACCCTAAAACCCTAACCCCCCATAAGACGTTAAGGGGGTATGCCTTTTGGGTACGAGGTAGGTAGTCTATAAATTTTTTATATTTTTCTACGAAAGGTATATATAGCCATGTATATAGTAGTGTCACATGGTTTGGACAAAGGAGAAGGAGCGTCCTATGCGTTATTTGATAAGTGTGGGTCGTGACCGATTGCGAAAGAAGACATTGATGGATTTGTGGGACATATGTGACCGCGAGGGTAGTTCGATGGCTGATGAGATATGGGATGCGTTGTTTACTCATGTTGAGCGTTATGGGGTTGGTACTGGTGGTGATGGTCGTGTAATGATGGATGAGGAGCCAAAGCCTGATTTTAGTATGGCGGATGATGATGGGTTTGATGATGTTGTAGCTAATGAGGCATATGAGGCGCAGGAGAATGTAGTGGAGGAGATAATAGATGAAGAGAGTAGAGAGCCACGCAGAGTGGCGAGCAGCAATATTTTTGGAAATACGAGGTATGAATGAGCGGAAGGCCGAGCCAGTATACTGATAATGACAAGCAGGAGGCTTTTGGTATGTTTTTGAAAGGTTTTAGTTATTCGGAGATAGCGCGTGAGATGAATGACCGTTATGGATATAACATACATTACCGAACATTGCAGGATTGGAGTATGAAGCAGGGTTGGGGTGAGCAGCGTAAGGAGGTAGAGTTTGACTTGATAGAGCAGGTAAAGCGTAGTGCGGTTACGGATATGAAGGAGCGCATGCAGGAGGTAGAGATGGTACGCCAGCAATTTTTGGATAGGATACGAGCGGGTGAGACTGAGTTACGGGGTCATGAGTTTGCTAAGTTGACAGAGATGTTGAATCAGATGGGGAACATTCAGAAGGAGAAGGATGAGTTAGTGGAGCACATAAATGATTGTATAAACAAGGCATTGGATGAGACTGAGTTGCCTAGGGCAAAGAAGCAGCATTTTTTGCGTAAGTACATAGCATTATTGCGTGGTGATTTGGATGTCTGAGGTTAAGAAGCGTAATGGGTTGAGTGATTCGTATATATCTGGTAAGCGGAAGCACACGTTTACGGAGGCAGATTTGAAGCGTGAGGTAAAGTATATGGATATACGTGCGTATTGTTTGAAGAAGATGAAAAACACGCAGGAGCATCGTGATGAGCATTGGCAGGTGACGGATGAGTTATATCCGATTTACATGCAGGGAATTTATGATGCTTGTTCTGATTTTTTAGGATGGATGGAAGGTAGGATAGACCAAGATGATTGAGGGTGGTTGGCGATGTAAGGCGTGTGGAATGGTAACGCCAGATGTAGAGTATGAGAAGTTTGGTGGATTTTGCAAGGAGTGTCGTAATGACTGATTTTTTAGTTAGTTTATTTATTTCGATAGGAATAGTTAGTATGGCTACAGGGATAGTGATATGGTGGACGGCGCGGAGGATACGTGAAGAAAAAGCACGCGGCAAGTAGGGTAGCGCACATGAGTATGTGTGGTCGTGATTCTACGGCGCTTGAGTATCAGAAAATGAAACAGAGGCGAAAGTTGCATGTAAATTGCAAGCATTGTTTGAGGTTATTGCAATGAAGTGGAAGTTTTGTTGTTTTATATGTGGGGAGCGATGGGAGGAGGAGCATCGTTTGATAGGCAAGGAGCATTTTATTTACAGTGAGAAGAAGGAGGGTCGTCCTATGAAGGATTGTTACAGGTGTAAGATGGACGAGATATATACACCTATAATGGGGGATTTAGTTGGAAATCGTTCATAAGTATTTAGGTGAGTCACAGTGGACGATGTGTGGTCGTTATGTTAAGGATATTAAAGGAATGATGTATGTTAAGGCATCAGATAAGCCTCATGAGGTAACATGTAAGGCGTGTCGGAGATATATAGATGAATAAGCAGGTTCAGAGAAACAAAATAAGTAGATTATTAAGAACGAGCAATCGAAATCGTAATGCGTTTCGGTGGAGTACGAATGAGACAAAGGCACATATTGAGATGAAGTTTGCGATTTGCAGGAAGTTAAAGGAGTGGGGTCATGAATTTTACACAGAGGCGATATTTGAGCCGAGTGGTTTACGTGCAGATGTTATAGATGCTGATGAGGGTATTATCTATGAGGTAGTAAATACAGAGGGTGTAGAGTCTATAGCTAAGAAAAAGGGCATGTATCCGTTAGAAATCAGGGTAGTTAACGCTAATCAGAAGTTTTCGGAGGAGTTATTATTGTAAACAACAATTTTGAGAAGGATTTGGCAGATGGTCACAAGGGAGAGGAGGCAGTTCGTCATTTTTGTGAGTCGTATCTTGATTTGCGATTTATTAAGTATAATGATGACAGTGCGTTTGATATTTTGTTTGAGAATGACGAGTATGATGTGGTAACGTATGAGGTAAAGACAGATTTGTTTGAGAAGAACATGGATGAGGGAGGTACGGGTAATATGGCGATAGAGTACAAGTGTCGTGGTAAAAAGAGTGGAATAAGAAAGACAAAGGCGTTATATTTTGCATATTATCTTCCTAATGTTCGGGACAAGCAACTTTGGGTAATAAGTGTAAAAGATTTGAAAGAATTGTTAAAAGACTGTGTTTCTAAGCGAGTAAGTGGTGGAGAGACGTATTATGACAGTGATGAGAAGGTAACGCGGTGTTTTTTGATAGACCGCTACAGGTATAGGCGTCATTTTGATGTATATAGTTGGGATGGTAGGGGTTGGTTATCATCATACGAATAATAAAAGACGGTGAAGTGGTAGAAGAGTCGGAGAGTTTACATTATATTTATGAAAAATTAGTTTGGTATGACAAAAAGGTTAAAGAAGTAGATATAACTATAGGCCGATACAAAGATGACTGATTCAAAATATATTTCGCAAGCGATAGCAGGTGCATTGGAGATAATGAAGGAGCAGCCTTTGAGTTTGAATGAGTTTATAGATGAGGTGATGAGTGATTATATGGACCAAGAGCCGGGGGCATACGTTCCTTTGGGCGAGATGCATACGGAGTGGCAAAAAAGTTTTGAGAAGGGAGAATTTTCTGCAATAATTTGTGCGCGTGGTCACTTAAAAACGACATGGGGGTTGTGTGTGCTGGCATATTACATGCACAAGCAGCCAAATTTTCGAGCGTTGTATATTTCGGCGACGTTGGAGCAGGCTTGGGACAAGTTGGAGCAGTTTGAGGAACTTTGTAAGCGGTCATGGCGGTTGAGTACGTATTTAGAGAAGCATGATGAGCGAAAAGTTACGATAAGGAAGGGAGCTAAGAGATTTAATAATGGAAGTAGGGTTCACGGTGCGAGTATAGGAAAGGCGCTAGAGGGTCCGCACGTTCACATGATAATTTTGGACGACGTTTTGCAGGAGTTTCCAAATCTTACGGATGAAAAGGTGATTCACTATGTTCAGCGTGTTGTGATGCCGATGAGATTACCAGAGTCTAAGATGTTATTGGTAGGAACTCAGAAAAGGGTAAATGACATAACGGATTGGGTAAGTGAGAGTAAGGAGTGGAATGTTGTTAGACATCCTGCGTTGTTGGAGGATGGAACACCGCGTTGGCCTGAGTATTGGAATCAGGAGCGGTTGGACAAAGAAAAGGAGACAATGGGAAGTCGTGCTTTTGAGTCTGAGTATATGTTAAATCCGTTGGACCCAGAGAGTGCTGTAATTCCGTATGAGGTGCTTCAGCGATGTTTGGATGATAAGTTGGATATGGGTCTTCCAGATTACACTGACGAAATAAGCGTCGTAATGGGCGTTGACTTGGCTGTGGGTATGAACACTCAGAATGATGAGACAAGCTACTGTATTGTGGCTTACAATAAGAGTAATGAGCATCGTAGACTTCTTTACAGTTGGACAGGTAAGGTAATGGCACAGGGAAGTGGTTGGTTAGAGACTCAGGTGTTAAAGATACGAGAGCTTGCGAAAAGATTTAATCCCGATACTATAATGATAGAATCTAATGGGTATCAGAGACTTGTGGTTCATAGTGCGAGTGATTTGGCGGGCCTTCCGGTTGAAGGGCACAACACAGGAAGAGAAAAGCACAGTCACGATGTGGGGATACCGGGCTTGGCCTTGGAGTTTGAAAAGGAGAGATACTCGATTCCGTGGCAGAAAGAGATAAGGGAAGCCAGTAGACCGGGGCCGAGAAAGTTAACAGATGGGTTGGCAAGATTGGTATATGGTAAGAATGGAAGATTAGAGGGGCATACGCCTGATTCAGTAATGGCGTTATGGATGTGTGAGTTAGCTATAAAGAATTTGAATAAGAAGGGATTAAGTTTTGCAAGTTGGGAATATGTATAGGAAAGTTTATATATATCATTTGCATACGGAACTTCCAACCATATATGAAGAAACGAACAAGGTTGGAAATTTACGGAATTAGCGATGATACGAAATCGAGGCTTAAAGAAATTGCTAAAGCTGAAAATGTACCGACAGGCGTCTTAGTAGAACCTGTGTTAAGGCGATACGTTAGGGAGTATCATGGCAGATAAGAAAACGAGATACAAGATTCCTAATGGAGTAAAGGAGGAGGCTAAGCGAGGTCGGACTTTACGAACTATGCATGGTTATGGTGGTGGCAAGGTAACTAAGACAATTAATTACAAGTTACGTATGCAGAAGGATGTTGGATATAAGACGGCGGTAAGTATAGACACGTATTATAGAAGGCATGAGAAGGTGGACCCGAAAGGTGAGAATTTTGATAACCGTAAACAGCCTAGTAAGGGATTGATAATGTGGAAGATGATGGGTGGCAATGCGGGTCAGAGTTGGAGTAAAAGATTAAAAAAAACTTTAGATATAATTCAAAAAAGAGAAAGGCTTAATAAGATAAATAGAACATTGGAGGCAATACATGGCATGGTACGATAGAATATTAGGGCGTAAGCCAGTTCGTAAGGTTTCGGCTTTAGAGGAGATGATGGTAAATGATACACGAAGTTTGGAGAAGGAAGCAAGAACGCCAGTTTATTCAGCGATGGGCAATAATGCATCGTTTCAGGATTCGATATTACCTCCAGTTGACCAAGGTTATCTTGAACAGTTAGCTGACAGGTATTCTCATCTTAGAACCGTTATCACTCGAATCGCGTCACAGTCCGTAGCGAAAGGATGGGAATACCACGCGATTGGTGATGCGGGAGACAAAGAGGAGAGAAAAATCTTAGAAAGTTTATTGAGAGACCCGACAAGAGGAGATGCAGATATATCAGGAATGGAATTGTTTAAGGCAATGATACGTCAGTTAGAAGTGTTTGATGATGTGTGGGTAAGTATTGTTTATGATAGAATAGAGGGTAGTGAGGATAAGATAGTTAAGCAACTTTGGGTAGAAGATGCAAAGCGCATGCGATTTCATGTAGATGAGTTTGGAAGGTTTAAGGATGACATTTATTTTGATACAATAACGCGTAAGTTTGTAGAGGATAAAAATTCAAAGACGGAGGGAGATTTTCCGGCTGCAAAGATGGCATATTATTATGACCAAGGTTCAGAGCAGGATGATATTCCTTTTGCAAGGGATGAGATTATACATTTTAATAAATACAGTGCGAGTGCCCGATTATATGGACAATCGCCAATTATAGGTCTTTCTAAGAAAATCGAAACAGCTCTTGCAATTGAAAACTTCCAAAACAAGATTTATAAATTAGAGAGACCGCCAAAAGGTTTCTTAGATATTCCCGGTCATGATGAAGAGAGTTTGAATCGGTTAGGAGAATACATTGCGGAGGAGACGCGACGTAATCCTAACTTTGTTCCGATAATTAGTAGTCGTGGTGAGGGTGTATCG